AGTGTGTTACCAAGAAGTTTGGTAATCGGTCCACCCTCTGCATCAGTGCCGTCGTGTGTGTGTCCTGTGCTTGAAGCAAACGCAGCAAGAAGTTGATTGAATTCATCATTTGTATCTGCAGCGGAGATTATGTCTCCGTCAGCGTACGATGACTGTCTGGTATAAGTTGCACCCATTTATCTTCTCGCTCCCAATTGGTATTCTAGCTGAAACCCTTTTAGCGAATACGCATCTGTTTCTCCGCCGTCATTAACACGAAGTGCCACCGCAAATCCTGAACCTTCTACGGGCTGTCTGATTAGGGGCTGAGATGGGCCGTCATAAACAGGAGTACCATATGTTGATACACCATATATTCCAGCTATTCTTGTTGCGTCTAAGGCGTACGCAGAAGGTCTTGCAGAGTTTCTTCCCTCGTAGTCGTACCTTACAATTAAGTCTGCATCGATTGTGGACGCAGGTTTAAAATTTACAATGACTCGCTGCATGTGTTTTCGTATGCCGGGATCATTCATGGTAAGGTCAGGACTTCTATACCTACCGTTTATATTTGTTCCTGCAAAAGTTTGTCCTTCTTCTTGCCTGTACACGTACCCGTCAAATCCCCCGTGTATCACGGCTACATTACCAGCCTCTATAAATGTGCTTGTCGAAGAGGGCTTTATGCCTTTTGTTGTTGAAAACTCGTAACCCTTACCGCCCTGTTGACTTTTCAGGACACATATAACACCCTCTGTTAAAAGTTCGGTTTGTCCCGCTTTACTAAAAAATATTCGATACTGTGTTTTTTCTGGTATAACTATAGACTCAAACAAGGCAGCATCTGCTATGTTCTCGTCAAATACAGATTGTACATTTGCACTTATGGTGCCCAACTCTACGTCACCAATTCTTGCCGTTCCTGAAACTGTGCGTAATCCATCAGGCCCAAGAAACAAAAGATCACCTGCAAATTCTTGAATAGTCTTGCCGTTGATACACCCAATGTCGCGTGTAACAGGCTGCACAGCAAAGTCACTTAGTGAACTGCCAGTGAGCTTAAATATCCTGTTTTCACAAAAAATAAACAGTGACTCACGAAAAACTTTGAGGCCAACAATATTATCGTCAACCTTGATGCTACCCGCACCGGAACCAGAACTAAACGCATCTTCATCAAACGGCTGGCTAAATATAAGTTCTTGTGGGCCAGAGTTTGCAGTGAGGGGCATACCAGCGTAGAACATGTGTTCACGATACGCTGTTACAATGGACGCTCCTGTTACTGTGTTGCTACTTACGTCAGTAGCAGCCATAGCCGTACTAAATACGGTAGGAGCGTTTACCCCATCTACAACAATAAGCTTATCGTTGCCGTCAAAATTAAATCTTTCAAACGCATACTTACCAGCACTTGTGCGCCCTGAGTCTCGCTCTGTCCAAGATTCTGACACAACTGTTCTAGATGTATCAGTGGTCGCAGAATGCGTTGCTGCAGTTGTGCTGTTTGCTGCGCGAGTCACACCTGTAAAAGTTGTAGATGTCACCCCCGTGTACGTGAACTGTTCGCTGTTTATCTGTAGGGTGCCGCTAGATGTAAATCCTGTTGTAGACGCTACAGTAATTGTACCTGATCCCGTCATAGCTGTGCTTGAAGAAATTGAAGAACTTGATCCCGTGCCTAACGAAGTAGTGCCAGCACTAAATATCTTTTCTCCTCTTGCAGCTACAACTTTATTTGCGAAGGTAGCTACCATAAGAATCTTTTCATCAGATGAAGATGTTTGGGGTACTATCTGTCTTACATGCCTTTGAAACCCCTTGATGCGTTTGTAGCCTCCCTCAATGTCAGGTTCAAAGTTTGTTAATTCTACAGCTTGTCCGGGTTGCATAATAAACGTAGACCTGTTAGCAACCAAGCCGCCCTCGCAAACAAATGGGAAAGCAGCAGTTTGACTTAGATCTGCCATACTACACAGCCCTCATGTAATTTTTACGATTTAACAGTTCTACTCTCATTCGTTTCAAACCATCCTCGTACTCTTTCAAAGAAAATTGTGCAGCCTGTACGTCGGAACGAAACATGTGAGTGTAGTATTTTGCACGAGCAAGAACTATTGGTTCGAATCTTGTCGGAATAATCGACGTATCAGTCGCCGAAGATAGATCAGTATGAGAAACGTAATAATCAAACTCCAGTGTTCTGTTGCTGGTGTCAGGTATTGGTGTCAGACCAATCTCGTCGTTGTACGTGGTGTACACATACTCAGGGTCAGCAAACTTGTCAGTGTCTAGGCGATTGTCACGTTCTCTATATCTTTCGTTGTATTCTTCGTAGGATAGATACTTCAAGGGTATGGGTTCTATGTTTTCACTTAGTTCTACAAGCTTAACGTAAGCTGCACTACCTGCTGCCTCAGTAAATGATACAAAGTGTGTAATCGCTGTTGCGGTAAATGTAGTCTCATTTAACGACACTTCGTTAGCATTGGATATAGTCAGAGTAGCAGACTTGGTTTGTGATCCACCAGAGCTAGTCCCTACATCTAGAGTGAGGGTGCCACCACTGGTTTGTGTTAGGATAATATACGAACGACCTACAATGAGGTCAGATATTTCTTGTGTTACTTTTGCACTGGTAAGGAGTAGAGTGTTACCAAACTTAGAACTTGCAGCAGGACTACCCGACACTGTAGTCCATCCGGTTATGCTTGCAGACCCCGACACTTCGTACGTGCCGTTGGTTATGTAGTTCTTGGGCCTTAAAAACATGTTGTCGTAGTCTACATATTTTAGAGTGGATGCTATACTTGTGTGACTATACAACTGCTTACCAGCTATAACATCTATAGATCCTGTAGCCTGTGTGAAGGGCCAGTTAAGTTCTGAGTTTATTAAGTCAGTGATGGAACGGTTTATGTAATCTTTTACTGTCGTCTGCACTCCACGAGAAGTTGCAAAGTTAGAACTGGTTAACTCTACCTCGTTGAAGTCACGAAGCACATTATTTATCAGAGTGAGGTAGGAGCTTGCCATATCAGTACCCGTTAGCTTTCGCTATCCAAATCTTCAAGTGCTTCAAGCTTGTCTTGAGCTTCCGCCCAACTAGCGACTGCCTTGTCCATCTCCTCCAGCAAATCCGGGTGTTCACCGATAGCCGCCGGGTTTTTTGTGTAATTAGTGTATACAAACAACGCATCTTTCTTTTGAGCTTCGTATTTATGTTTAAGTGCTTCATAAGCAAGACGTTTCATAGTGTTATCCTCGTATAGCATTATACACCTTTATACTGTTATTGGCAAGAATTATTTTCTTGACTTTTCTATCGCTTTGAATGTTTCACGTAACGTAGCTGGTTTTTCGTGTTTGGGATCGTACTTGCACTGTATCTCTCGTGGGAAGTATTCTCCCATGTCATTCCAAACACTATCCACCGTATTGTTAGGACCATGATATATACAAAGCCTTTCCCCGTCTATGTTGCTACATCCCTTCAGTCTACACGTTACATACTCAGGCCACGTTTCTGCATTGGCTAGTGTGCCTCTAAGAAATGCTATAAACCCGTAAAGTATTCCTGCAGCGAACAGTCCCATCATTATCCACGCTACTATCTCTACAAACTTACGGCGGCGTTGTCTTTGTTTGTACAGGGTTTCTTGGCGTTGCTTGCGAATGGACCCTTCCATCTTGACCAACTCATCCCACTTGGATCTTCCAAGCGTCAGGCCAATCCACTGTTGTAATTCATAGCGTTGCTGCTGGGCTTTTTGTTTGGCAGCAAATGTTTCTATTGCTTCTTGTTCTACAGACTTACCCGCAAACAACTTCTTAAATATAGGCGGGTTCTTGGCTTCCTTCTCCAGCATGTCCAAGTCAGACATGGCACCCATCCAACGAGACAAGTCAGACGCCATCGACTCAATGTCACGGCCTACTTGGAACCCCTTCTTTATAGCTCCAAATGCGGCGGATGCGGTAGCCATCGCGCTAATCGGGTCCATCAGTATACCTTTACGTTACCTTCCGTTATAAACTTCGGCACACAGTATGCCGTCAGGAGATTTCCTTGCTTGTGTAGGGTTTGTGCGTACCAGACGCATTCGTTGAGATCCTTAAAGTGCATGTCGTTACTGACCAGCTTTTTGTCATCCCCTACGCCCACGAAAACAAACAGGAGAAAGACGTGTAGCATGACAACCTAGAACTCTCCCGTCTTCATAGCCTCTGCCAACTTGGTGGCCCGTGATTTTACTTGACGTGCCCAACGCGAGTCTAGCATCTCGACTGATGCGGTGTCGAAATCCCCTGCCTCTACTGCTGCCCACATGTTCTTAAATTTACACAGACGCGGCACACCCATGTTAAAGGCCATGTCCATCAGGATAAGTTGCCGTGCAGCATCCAGTTTGTATACACACGGGTGCGCTTTGCACAGTTCTTCTTCTACGATCTTTATGTCGTTTGTGGCTAGATACTTGGCGTCTGCTTCGCTTATGCCGTTCGTGTACACGATAGCCATGTTGGGTATGTCCATGTACTCAAGTTCAACAGGAGTGATGCCACGATCTTTAAGGTTACGGCCTATGCCTATAGTTTCTATGCCCAAACTGTCTTCGTACACAGTGAGGACCATACCCTCGTGTTCAATCAGTTTGTACAGGAATGTGTTTCTGTCGTACTTCATCTCTTCACTGTATGTGTGTGCATTCATCGGGCTTTTCTCCCACGGGTGACCCCCCGTGTTTTCCATCTTGAACATAGACATCTATACTTCTTTTGCTCCTACTACTGTGCATTTGTAAGTTACTGATTTCCAATCGCCGTCTATGGGTAGCTCCTCGTGAAGTGCCAGCATCTCAATACACATAGGCTTT